ATGTAGTTATGCTTCTAGACATGAAGAACAGTTTAATGTTTTTTATGTTGACGGAAACTTAACCAATAACAGAGTTACAAATTTAAAGACAGTTTGTGCTAACTGTCAACGCATACTACACAAAGAAGGAGTTAAGTGGCGACAAGGAGATTTGATTCCCGACTTCTAAATTAAATCTAGAGCAAGTTTTGCACTCAATGGCAAATCAGCAGAGGGTAATATATCTTTAACCTGTATAAACAGATCGTCAATAGTACCATTGTTGTCTAAAACATGATCAAATTCTATACCCACCCAGGCAGTTTCGCTGGCATGTACTTTTAATCTTTCTAGCTTTGCTCGACTTATGGCCCAGGTTGTATTACCATTAGGCCCGCGGTTAACACTAATAGCCGCATCGTACCATTCTGGCTCTGGGCCACGAACAACACGAATTACAATACCACCTGCATCTTTGATTGATTTAATTTCATTAGGAAAACGGCAGTCACTAATAACTATGTCATCTTTTGAATTGCGTAATTTATTCTCTAATGAAGCAATCCAAATATCATTATGAAATGCTTTTCGACAAACTTCTGTACCCCAAAATTGCAGGATCCAGCGAGGTGTTATGTCCATACCAAGGCGTTGACTCCACCATTCATCTCGTTGTTCGCGCCATTCACGGGCTTGTTTTGTACGGCCCTCTAGCATAGTTCGGTCCCAACCAAACACTTGTGCTACTGCATCTTTAAGACTGTTAGCAAACGATTCTCTGCGATATTGATGATAATTTACTAGATAATCAGCTATTGTGTCCTTGCCACTTGATATAAATCCGCATATTCCAATAATACTCATAGCATCCCTTAATTGATACTATAATTTATTACAATTAGATTATGATGTCAATATTTTATTAGCCAATTTAACCGGTGATCCAGGTCAATGGTTGACCGCCATCTTTGTAGTTGATTAGGTCTTGCTCTAGCATTTCAATTTCAGCTTTGCCTTCAGCTTTGAGTGCGGCACCATTTAACTGCGTTCCACCTTGAGGACTTGTGATTGTAGCAAACTTTTCACGTGCCTCACCTAGCATAATTTTACAGGTTGCTAGGGCGTAATCCCGTAACCACTGTTGTGCATAAGGATCTTGTAACAGATTAAAATCAGGACGATAATTACTCATCCAAACCAACAACTCTTCTTCAGCACGAGGGCGTTGCATTATAGTCAACAGTTTTGTAGTAGGATTAAAAGTAAAGTTTATGTCGCTACCAAACATTTTACCGACCTGTTTTTGGTATCCAGCAAAGGCATAATAAGTAGCTAGGCCACCCATGTTTGTTGATGCGAGCAAATATGTATTACTATAGGCTAAGTTAAATGGTTCAAACAATGTACCCCCAGCCCCGCCACCGGATCTTGAACCAATGCTTCTACGGAACAATTGACGCACACTCATTACTTCTTTAGGCATGTAATAGTCTGTAACATCAACTTGGATAGTTAGAAATCCAAAACTTTCCTCAACACTATTGCTACTACGCTGACGGAATTTTGCCAGGGCACGACCTATAGCAGTATTATAGTGTATGGGATCCAATTCTACATCTACCATACCCGAGCCTAACATGGCTTTGATATAGTCGATAACTTCTTGGTATTGATTTAAGGATGGGTCGTTGTCTATCATATCGATATTTAGCGATAAATAACACTAACCAGGAGAACTAAAATCCCAAGATTATCACTTTATAAACCGGAGAAAGGGCCGGACTTCCGCTTCATTGATCGCGTGGTCAACGAGCAGTTTCAGGTTGGTGGTACAGATATTTTTATTCACAAATACCTCGGTCCAGTTGCTCCGCAAGATGGTGAATCTACTCCTACAACTCCTAATACCAGTGCAAATCCTATTCCAGAACTAGGCATACAAGATGTCCTGTTCATGGAAAATCGCGATCGCAACTACGAGCCAGATGTATATACAATTCGTGGAATTTATACAATGGCTGATTTAGATTTTAATTTAAGTCAGTTTGGATTGTTTCTACAAAATGATACAGTATTAATGCACTTTCATTTACGCAACTGTGTGGATACGCTGGGGCGTAAAATCATGCCTGGCGATGTGCTAGAATTACCTCACTTAAAAGATGAATATGCTCTAGACAACAATTTTGTTGCTCTTAAAAGATTTTATGTTGTGCAGGATGTTACTCGTCCTGCCAATGGTTTTAGTCAAACATGGTATCCTCATTTAGTTCGCGCCAAGTGTGTACCGTTGATTGACAGTCAAGAATTCAGTCAAATATTTGCACAAGATGCAGGCAATGGTGACGGAACTACACTAAAAGATTTACTCAGTACTTACAATCAAAGTATACAAATCAATGATCAGATTATTACACAGGCTGCATTAGACGCACCTGTTAGCGGGTATGATACTAATCAGTTTTTTGTCATACCCATAAGTTCGAGTACAGGCCTAGTAAGTTATGCACCTACTAGTGATGTCACAGATGATGCCAGTATAGATACCATGGATGCCAGCATGATTCTAAATACTCCTAATGGTCAAGTTTATGTAGGATATGCATCAGGTAATACTATACCTAAAAATGGTGCGGCCTTTGGATCAGGCACACAATTTCCTACAGATCCTAGCATAGGTCAATATTATTTGAGAGTTGATTATCTTCCTAATGTCTTGTACAGATTTGATGGCGGCAAATGGATTATGACTGAACAAAATGTACGCATGACTATGAATCAGTTTGGTGCACAGGATGTTAGTACTGGAACTTTCTTTGGCTCACAGATACGACAAACACAGAAGACCAGTTTCATCAACAATACTACAACTGCTACTATCAATGGAAAACTTGTTGTAGAGAAACAAGCATTGAATACAGCATTAAAACCCAAGGCGGACAACTAAAATGGATCATTTTTATTCGGGGCAAGTACGCCGATATCTAACCCAGTACATGAGATTAATGAGTAATTTTTCTTGGAAAGATAGCTCAGGTAAGTTAAGTCAAATACCAGTAATGTATGGTGATCCTAGTCGTCAGGCCAGTGCATTGTTGAAAAAGAATTCAGAGAATGTAATGCCTACTGCACCATTCATTGCTTGCTATATCAAAGGACTAGACTATGACCAAAGTCGACTACAAGATCCTACATTTGTCAGTAAGGTACAAATTCGTGAGCGCGAATTTGATGAAACAACAGGTCAATACTTGAACACTCAAGGACTGGGATATACTGTAGAGCGTATTATGCCAAGTCCATACAAATTAACATTTGTAGCAGACTTATGGACTACTAATACTGAACAAAAGTTGCAGATATTTGAACAGATTGCGTATTTGTTTAATCCTAGTCTAGAACTTCAAACTACTGATAACTTTATAGACTGGACTAGCTTAACTGTATTACAATTAGAAAGTACAAGTTGGACTAGTCGTCAGATACCCCAAGGTGTTGATCAAAACATTGATATAATGAATATGACATTTACAACACCTATATGGATTACACCTCCTGCTAAAGTTATGAAGATGGGTGTCATTACTAAAATTATTGCTAATGTTTTTGCTGATCAACAAGGCACTATCATAACTGACTACGATGATCCTAATGCTGTTTATCCTGGATTAGGTAATCTAGTTGAATCTGTGGTAGTTACACCTGGCAATTTTGAATTAATGGTATTAGATGGTGTGGCCGGTTTGTTGACCAATGAAATAGACACAGCCTCAAGTGATACAACGATGCCTGGCAATACAGTATCGTGGCGTAAACTATTAGATTTATATCCTGGTCAATTCCGTGCAAATATCAGTCAGCTGAGATTATCTAAGCCCAACGGTAACGAAATTGTTGCTTACATTAGCTTAGATCCGTATGATGAGCGTAGAATGTTGCTGACATTTGATACAGATACTATACCTGCCAACAATGCCCTACTGAACCGTCCCTTAGGTACTGTAGATGCAATTATAAATCCTGAGACATTTGCTCCAGGAACACCAGTGACTAATGTTACATATCTAATATTAGAAAATATCAATGTTGTATCAGAATATGGTCAACCTGGTTATAGTGGCCCTGTGGCATGGAAAAATGCTGATCAAAGCGACTTTCAAGCATTGGCCAATGACATCATACAGTGGGATGGAGTTAAGTGGAATGTGATATTCAATTCTGCTGATGTGGTTGAAGTTCATTACATAACTAATTCATATACAGGTATACAATACAAGTGGGACGGACATCAGTGGTCGAAGAGCTTTGAAGGCATCTACCCAGCATTAGGATGGCGTCTTGTGTTATGATAAACAATGAACGCTAAAACAACATCAACTCAACAAATCATTTGCAGTGGAGGTTTATTCCTAGCTCGAGATACTCGCAGATTTTTGTTTCTCTTACGAACACAAGGTAAGACCGCTGGTACTTGGGGGCTAGTTGGTGGTCGTAAAGAGCCTACGGATGCCACAGCCTTTGAAGCACTGAGTCGTGAGATACAGGAAGAAGTAGGTGCTACGCCTAAGATAAAAAAGATTATTCCTCTAGAGCTGTTTACCAGCAATGATCAAAACTTCCAGTACAACACCTATGTACTAATGATCGATCGTGAATTTATTCCTACACTAAATGAGGAACACAGTGGCTATGCTTGGACTGGATTTGATCAATGGCCCAAACCCTTGCACCAGGGTGTAAAGAACAGTTTCAACAATCGTGCTGTTCGTGCTAAATTAGAATTACTATTAGACTTAATAGATTAAGGTAGAGTAGCGTAGAGATCACGCTTCTGTTGATTGGTCAA